AAAAAATTATGGGAAGGCACTGTCCTTAAAAAAATGAATGTAAAACATAGACAAGATTTTTTAAATATTACTGATACTAATAATATTGTGTCTAAAGCAATGAGCGACGGACTAAAAGCTCATTGGGCAAATTTAGATACAGAACAGCGTAAGATACGAAGTAAAAATGCTGTTGATGCTATGCAAGCAAAAAGAAACACTCCTGAAGGTAGAAAGGAAAATTCAGAAAAGACTGGGGCGCGGATGCGGGCATTGTCGAAGGAAGAAATGTACAATCATCTGAGCGGAGTTCGTTCATATCATCAATCTCTTTCAAAAGAGGAAAGATCTAATAGAGGAAAAATGCTTGCTGCAATGCGAAAGACTGTAACGTGTCCGCATTGCGACAAGACCGGTTCAACTGGAAACATGAATAGATGGCATTTTGATAATTGCAAATTTAAAATTTAACACGTTTCTATGGAAATGAGTAACCCCTTAGTAAAAATAAATCTACTAAGGGGCGATTTAGCCATACAGACTATTTTAATTTATATATATAATTTATATTACGCCACGATCTCGGGCGTTTCATACAAGTTATCTTGATCACCATTTCCACCAACGTTATCATCGCCGGCTTCTTCAATCTGTACAGCTCCGTCAGTTTCATCAGCAGCGAAGTTCCACGGAACACTTTTGCCATCATAGATATTAGCACCGATAACATTTGCTGTTTTTAGCGTACACTTATGTCCAGCAATTTTACTTATCGTGTATACTTCACCATCGTCTGCTTTGACAATAATTAACATTTGTCCTACTGTTAGCTCATGTGTCTCTAGGCCAGCTGTCAATACACAATTATATGTTGCGTCCTCGACACCTGTTTCGGAAACTACAAATTTTCTAGTTCCCGTTTGTTTAACGATAAAGCCGTTCACAGTAGTCGTGCCGTTATGAAAATGTATTTGAATTTCGTTGCCAGCGAGAGTTGGGCCTACTAGCTTATCAGCAAAGTAACGTTTGTTTAGTGGTCTTCCCATGATATTATATTTCCTTTTATATTATATCAATATTTATCAATGTAGCAGGATTGTCATCGCATAATGGGAAGGCATCGTAACCTAAATGTGAGAAAGCCATGTAGTTCTATTGTCCCATACTTCCTCGAAGTCTTCTATATGAGTGTAAAACTCGTCATTTCCCCACATACGATTAAAGTAGGATTCATATACGCTGCGCATCTCGTTTACAGTGTATTCTATTGGAAACAAATGTCCTTTTACTGCGTAGAACATCTCGTTTACTTTTTTAAGTTCTTCTTGTGTCATACTGTTATTTAATATAATCAATAAATGTAGACGCTAACAGTGTGGTAAAATCAATAGCAAGATGTAAAAAAGGACCCCATAAAGGAGTCCTTTCAAATATTATATAATCTGATTATTAGGATTTCTTGCCGCTTACAAAATCATAAAACTTCTGTGCTGTTTCTAATACAACATCAGCGCCTGGTACTTCGGGCAGTTCTACCTTAGTAACTACTTCGTCACCTTCCTTGGTAACTGTTGTTTCGTATCCAGCAAACTTAGCATGATAGTCCTGCCAAGTTTGATTTTGGGCATACTCTAGTACTTTGGTACGGATTTCATAGCCATTTTTGTTTGGCGTAATCTGTGGTGTTACTGCCTTGAGCATGTTAGTAAATTGCTCAAATTGTTTTGTCATATCGTTCATTTTAGTTCTCCATGTGTGTGTGTGTTTAACTATTGTTTAACTATACTATTATAGCATAGATATTTATATTTGTCAACCGATTAATTTGGTTGCCATGTTATTTGTTATACGTAATTTAGTTTCGTTTTTCATTTTTGCTAGGTCAACACGAGCCTGGTCAGCAGAATCTTTTAAGCAATCAATATGCCGTTGAGTGACACCATGTTGCTGACTAAGGGCGCCAATGGCTCTACAGTAACCAATAATCTCTAATCGTTTAATCATTCTATTCCACATTAGCGATCACCTCTATAAATGTCGCCGCCCATTGAGATGTGCATAATATCACCGCGAGTAATGCCGATGTCAGCTAGTTCACGGTTACTCATTTGGCTAAGTATTTTGTGTGTTTTTCGATCAAACTTTGGATCAAAGCATGTTTCTTTTATTGAATTTTTAAAGAAGTTGGCAACTGCGGCACAGAATGCACAATAGTAAGTTGCAATTGTTTGAGTGCTCATTTGTCATCTCCATCTAACATAACTTTTCTAGCTAGATCGTGATGGCCCTGCTGGGCTAATGCTGATGCCGCTCTTGCTCTGCCAGTTGATTCGCCAAATGCGATCATTCCCATGAGTGCTGTTAGTGCGATTGTTTTAACTGCATCGCAAAATTTGCAGTAGTATGTACTAATAGTTGCTGTTGACATTAAATCCATCCCTTTAGGTTTATATTTGTATCAACACACGTGGATGAAAACTTGACTTCATGATCGATTCTTGGAATTGAACCAGGATTATCCATCATTGATTGATAGGCAAATTGCCAATCACGACCATACTCAGTACGAGCCCATGTCATATATTCTTTTGAAACTTTTTTTTGTTTCGGAAACATTTTTCGTAGTATTGTTAGGAGTTTGTTCATTGGTTTTCTCTATATGTGTGTATATGAGCATCATGCTCACATATATATTTACACCATTTTAGAGCGAAAAACAACTGCATTCTGCGCATACCATAACTCACGTTTTGACATATCTCGCGGAGACTCTATGTTCTGTTTGCCCAGTTATATCTACAGGATTTCCACCATCCTGCCCTGATTAGGCGGCTGTCCAGCTCGTCGAACGTTATTCCCAATGCCTTGATTGCCTGCATCCTCGTAGGATATGTCATGCCGTTTAGGCTGATTTCCTGTGGTTTACACCTATATGATTTAGTGGATTTTGTAAAATAACCGGTGCTCATGTTTCTTTCCTTTAGAATGAATATTGGTGTCGAATAAACGTATCAATATCTATTGTATCTGTTATACTTGCATGATTTCTGCCATCCTGCGTGTATAAGTCTAGCGTCCAATTCTTCAAATGTAATACTCAATTTTTTACAGGCAATCATTCGCGTGGGATATGTCGTGCCATCTAGTATGATCTCCTGTGGTTTACATCTGTACGATTGACGCTTTCCTGCGTGCAAAGAAGGTCCAGATCTGCCTCTTTTACCGCCTACTGCCAGATTGAGACACAACGGTTCTTTTAAGGTTTTCCAGTTTACTAGTTCTTTTTCTTTTTTCAGACATTCGGTCCAGTAATCGCCTTCGAATAGTACTTCTCTCTCCCAATGATCACGGGAAGTATTGGTAAACTTTCTTCTAAATAATACACCGGAACCAATGTATCCATCGTCCATGGTGCCCTTATGGATTCCTATATAATACTCCCCCGTGGGTTTGTATATCCATTTATAAACAAAACCTTGTTCGCTTGGTAATATAGTCGCTGACATATTATACATTTCTCTGTGTTAGGATGGTGTTAGATATTGGTAGTATCGTGATCCACGAAGTACTTATTCTTCAAGCTCTATACTTGTACAGGATCCTTTCCAGTAATCGTAAACATCTTCACTATGATAGCATTAACCTCATCCTCCGTCAAGTAACCTTTTACAGTATCTCCTTCAACTGTGATACCAGGCATTTCTGTCAAACTACCTTTAGCAAAAACCGCAATCTCATACAAGCCATGGTCTTTGCCATACCCATTGTTAATAATGCTTAGGCTATACTTGTCACCAAATTCCAATGCCATCTGTGTGGGATTAAATTCAAAGTCTGCGAGTTTCATAGCATCACCTTAATAAGAATATTTCCAATGTTTAGTACTAACAATATCATCGTGAAGATTAATACTGTGTTAGACATTAGGTTCATTATAGATTGTGGGGTCATTATGCTGTTACCATTTCTTTATTAAAGATAAACGTGAAGGTTACTATAGCTTGCGCTAGAACCATTAAGTAATTCTGTGCCATTGATTATGAACCATCGGCCCTCGTCATCAACGACTCTGACTTGAATATCATTGCCGTATCGAGGACGAGTATCTGTGATGGTGCCAAGGAAAGGAACGCCGTTATAATAACCACTAACTTCTGTACCGATTGCTCCGTAGAGGTTGTTCATAAAATCGTTCATATTAAGCTCCTACTAATTCTGCGTATTTTACACCAGAGCGACGAGACATTGCGAAAAAGAACCCCTTCGCTTTGGCGTGGGTTTCGAAAGTTTTTTCTAATACAGCGTAGTTGTAAAAACGATATTTGACAGTGTACATAGTGATTCTCTTTCTTCGTTGCTATACATATACAATACACCAAGGCGTCTTGGTTGTCAAGCAAAAAGCGAAACAATTAATGCTGCGCTTTCAATCACTTATAAAATAGTTTGAAATTTAAAATTAATCTTCTTCTAATGAAAATCCCAATGGAAAGCCACTTTTTCGAGAATATCGTGTTGCTTCCTGTACCTTTTGCTCGGCGAGTTCGTGGTAGTAAACACCAGCAATACCTTTGCCATTATGATGAACTTGCCATGTTATATTAATAGCATCATCTTCGTTCTTGCCAAATACATCAATCAATAACGCAATCACAAAATCTACCGGAGTAAAATTATCATTGAGTAATATTACCTTATATTTGCTCGGTAATCCTGTAATGATACCGATATTAGTTTTTGTTACTGTGTGAGTGCTCATGTTAAACCATTCATTATATATTCTGGCGAATCTGGGTAGTATTGGGAGGTTAACCGTGACCTCCCGCGGATGTATTTCGGCATCACCCGTACTCATCTTATCATTATGCTACGTGTCTCGTAACATTAATTCTTATCATACTAGTTACTATAATACATTATTAGCCAAATGTCAAGAGAAAAGGTTATTTTTCTAAGTTTTTTTGCTGTTCTTTTTTCCAGCGATTACGTGCCGCTGCTTTGGCCTTCTTGCGCTTTAGGCTAGGTTTTTCAAATGCTTCCCGTTCTCTGACTTCGCGGAGAATGTTTTCATTGCTCATCATTTTCTTTAGTTTGCGCATTGCTCGGTTGACATCATTATTTCTTACTTCTACGGACATGCCTCGTCCTTTCATGTGATTACTCATTTTTATCTCTTTTCAATATCCCTATTAATCTATTTCCATTCAGATTTGGCGGGGTTTCCCATTCTGAATTTTCAAGTGTTTCGACTATTCTCTGTAGTACCTCAAATCCAATTTGTTTGTTAGCGTTCTCTCTGCCTTTGTATCTTACCATACAGCGAACTTTAGCGCCCTTGCTCAAAAAGTTATCAATGTGCTTGAGTTTAGTTTCGAAATCATGAATGCCGATACCTGGACGGAATTGAATTTCTTTGACTTCAACTCGTCCTTCACGCTGCTTTTTTGCTACTTCTTTTTCACGTTTTTTCTGCTCATAGAAGTGCTTAGTGGCATCTAGAATTTTCGCAACTGGAGGATCAACTGTTTCGGTGATTACTACCAAATCCAATCCTTGCTCCTCAGCAATCCGCAATGCCTTTGCTTTCGACATTACGCCTAGTTGTCCTGATTCATCCAGAACACGTAATTCATTGTATCTAATATGCTCGTTAATCGCCTGACGTTCTTCGCGTTTTTTGAAATTAGACATTTGTAACTTTTTTGTTTGAGTGGTTGCTTTTTAACATTTTTTCCCTTGGGTTAATATAGTGATTCTAGCATTCTTGCCATGTACTCGCTTACACTATTGTATATTGCGAATTCCGTGTCAGTGCTATTAAGAAGTTTAATAACTTCTGGTCTGTTGTCGCCGGCGATAAACACTACATTTGCCTTGCTTATCATGGCACATAATATACTTAGCTCATTAGCGGTATCTAAGTCTACAAAAACTGTATCACTTAACCGCATTACACTTAGCGACCAAGCTAAGTTACTATCTTGAACATGACCATCTGGGTGATATACATTCACAGGAACATTTTTGAATATTGTTTCGTGTAAATCTTCAACATCTTCGATCAACTTCTCATCTGTACTTATGACAGTGATACTTGGTCCATTTTCAGAAAGTTGCATATCTGGTGGTGTGATCGTAAAAATTCCGTTATCCGACATATAGTTCCTCATTGAGTTATTGATTGATTTATTAATTTTATTATATCATGTTATTGTGATTGAGTCAACTGTTAGTTTTCTCTGCGAATCTAAAGACTTTACTAACGCCCTTTGCTCCAGGTTTAGTATCTGGTGCTGGCTGAATTGTTTCGCTTCGTTGTTCTTTTTCTATCTTGACTTCTGGCTCTGGTATTACCTCTACTACTGGCTCTACTACTGGTTCTACTACCTGTTCTACTACTGGCTCTGGTATTACCTCTACTACTGGCTCTACTACTGGTTCTACTACTGGCTCTGGTATTACCTCTACTACTGGTTCTACTACCGGTTCTACTACTGGCTCTGGTATTACCTCTGCTACTGGTTCTACTATAGCAGGAGCAAAGTCGACCGGTGCCGGTGTTGGTAATGGACCAAGAGACCATTCTATTGGCGATATTGAACTTACCGAATGCCACGGTTCTGGATTATTAGATAAAGTGATGTCCTTTATTTTTGGTGTAGGATTGCTCGGTGGTGTAGGATCTGGCTCAACATCATCCTTCTTCTTATGCTTTCTATTCCACTCAAATGTGTACTGACTAGCGATTAGGAGAACAACAGCAAGTGGATCAAATACAAAGATAATAACAATGATTACCCATCGTACTGCTTCCTCGAGTAAATCTTGTCCAGCCTCATTGCCGTAAATAAACTCTGCTAGATATTTAACTGGTCCTACTTCTGCTTCTAATTTTCTATAGTCTGCCTGTAAAGCATACTGTTGTTCTGTTAATGTGTCAATAGTTTCGTTTGCTTCACGAATTTTGATTGTTTGTGCCTGTACGATAGTATCCGAATTTTCATCGATGCCTACTTGTAAACTATTACGCAGTCTTTCGACCAGTGTCTGGCTTGCTGATATCTGTTGCTCTGCGCCCGTTCTGATTCGAGCAATTTCATTTCTAGCTGTGGCGATAGCTGGTGACTCACTAGAACGAACCTCATCAATCTTAGCAAGCATCGCAACTTCCCGATCTTTGAGCGCAGGTATTTGCGTAACACGAATGCCATCTACAACACCAGCAAGTCTGGTGCGTTCTGCGTCTATTTGCGTGGTAGCATCTTGGCGTATTCTCGACACATCTAGTTGTATCTGTGTTATGCGTCCTCGTTGTGCCTCGACCCATGCTACTAGTGCTCGGCGAGTGTTGCTGCCAAATGCTCCATCACTGCTTACGCCGATGATTGCTTGACCAGCACGAATTTGGTCTCGTTCTTTACTTTGTAGCTGATTAGTAACACGAATGATTTCTGCTTCTATATTCGTAATACTATCTAGTAACGGCTGAACAGGACTAACATCGGCACTTAGTGTTGTGATAGATTGCTCATATTCACTCGCTGTTGCCCCAAGTCTTATTACTTCTGCTTGAATATTTGTTAGTTGCTCTTCGTATGGTTTTGTTCTTCCAGCATCATCTGTTCTTGCGTTTTCAATGATGGCATTTTGCTCAGCAATAGCCGGCTGAACTCTGTTATATGTACTGTCAATACGTTCTTGTTCTTGGTCAATCTGTGTTTGTATGTCGGTATTAAGGTTGCCAGAACTTGATTCTGCTTTGCTTATTTTTTCTTCGGCTCTGGCAATGATTTCATTCTGTCGAGTAATCTCTGTTGCCGCACGTTCTATTTGTGCTACACCTTCCTGTGCGTTCGATGTTTGCTCAATGTGTGCTTTAGATAAGAACCCAAAGATTCCCATACTTGTAATAAACATAAGAACAACCACACTTACACTAAGATACGCTCTTAGCCACCATGCTGCGCGGGCCCAGTATTTGTGTAGCCAAACAGCCGCCACAAGTTTACCAACTTCAAGAGCACCGCCCATGATGATAATAGGTATAGCTGCGGAAGCAAAGATTGCTACCAATCCGGCTACACTATAATAAATTGCTACGCCACTAATCGTCAGGGCTGTTAACATTACTAGAACTGCTAATCTCATAGTTACTCTCCAAACTTGGAGGCAAATCCTTCGTCTATTAATGCCTGATTTACATCTATGCGTTGTCCATTAATATCCATAACGTATACTTGACCTAGTGTACGTCCTGTTTTGCCTCGCTTATTTAGCATTGTTTGGCATATAAATTCGTTACCCAACAATACAAGAAGCCTATCTCGTGCCTTAATAGCACGATCCTTATCTTCTTCTTTGTAGCTACGCATGTCGGGTACGTTTACACCAAACAATTTAATCCGTTGCTTGACCAGTACATTAAATCCTAAGTCTATCTCGGCATCAATTGTATTACCATCCACGACTCGCACAGTCATACATTTATATTCATACATTATTTGTTACTACTTTCATTTAACGGCTCTATTGTTTCTGAACCATCATATGTATGTATTTAGTATATTATATCTATATGTAGTAAATGCTATAGTATATTAATTCCAGCGATAGTAGATGTGTGATCCAATGCGGCCTACACGAGTAATGCTCCAGCCACTCTTACTTTTGTTCCAGATTGGATTAACGTATGATGTATGATAGTGTGTGCTGCCTTCAGTAATACCACGGAAACTGTCAAGCATTACCATATCCCACGCAATACTCCGTGCTTTGTAAAATGACTCCATGTCTGTTGGCGTGTCACCTTTGCCATCACAGTACCAGCTAAACTGGCACTTGTTGCGTTTCATTTCGCCGTTTGCGTGTTTGAAACCATCCTTGACAACTTCGCAGATAGTATTAGGATATCGAGTGTCATCTGCTCGGTTAAGAACAACATCGGCTACTGCGTACTGATCGGCGTTGTTGCTGCTTCGGGCTTCATGATATATGTTCATTGCCATACATTCAACTTGCGGATAAGATTCTGGATCATATGTCACATCTTCTGACAATCCAAGTGCCAGCGCTGACATAGGGATACTGGTTTCAGCTTCTCCTGCCGCGGCTGCGCTAACGCATACTGTTGCCATTACTGCTAATAGGTTCTTCATGATTATTGCCTCGAATTTAGATTACAGTTCGCCAAACATGATTACTTGCTTGGTAATACCTCGGTCGTCAATCAGTTTTACTTCACCGTCAGAGACTTTGCCCTGTTTAGTTAAGCCGTAGCTGCTGTTGTTCAGTTTTGTTCGCATATGACTGACAGCCTGTCGTTTATTATTAAAGAGATCCCATTCCTTGGATTTTACACCACCTGTATTTGTATAATAGATTGTTTCGACTTCATATGTTGCCATCGTAGTAACTCCCTTGTGTACATTTATACTATCGTATTAAATCGGTGTTGTCAACCATTATTATTGATTAACGGTAATATTATGCTAGGCATGCTTCCAACACACCAGGGTTAATCCATTCTGCGTACAGTCCATGCTTGCGTAGTACATCACATACTTCCTGCTTTACACCAAACTCACCGTAACTGTGAGCGTAATAGTCTGCCCACGTGTCAGTCACGTTATCTTCACCACTGATACGAAATGTATCCATGTTATCGTAGCCACCTTCTAATACAGGACAGCCCATTTTTTTAAGTTCGACGAATGCTTTGCGATAGTTGCGTTTCATGATGATTCTCTTTTCTCTGTTGCTATACATATACAATACACTAAGGTATTCTGGTTGTCAACCAAAAAGCGCAACAATTAATGCTGCGCTTCTAGTTAGGTTAAGTTCTGTTGTCTGCTAGTGATATCTTAGAATGACCACCCGATGCCGAAGCCTACTGTCACTGAACCAGTCGAGTCTGCTGCTAAGGTGCTAGTAAACATTGTGTTAGCATCAAGCATTGTTTTGAATCCAACTGAGATAGCCTGACCGCCATCATTTGTGATGCCCAAGCCTACACCAATGCCGTTCACTGGTGCTGATGATAGCGCATTAATCGATGCCGCAGTTTTGGCTGATTCAGCGGCGATACGCTTGGAGTTGTTATCGATGTTAGCCGCGTTGGTTTGGATAGCTGCTCGGTTGGTAGAGATAGCTGATGTATTGCTACGAATGGTTGTTCTGTTGGTGTCAATCGCAGTAACGTTAGTAGCAATCGCAGTAACGTTAGTGTCTACTCGTGCGTTAGTTGCCTCATCTAGTTCTTTGGCATCTGCCAAGTTCTTTTCTGCTTGTACTGCGAGTTCAGCTACTGCCAGGATACGTTCATTATTTTGTGATACGATAGCCTCTGACAGAGCCTTATTTGCTTGCTTCAATGTCTGCTCTGCTGTATCTACGATAGCCTTTACGTTAGTTGTGATATCTGCTGCGTTGGCGGCACTTGCCCCTGCTGCTGTAGTTGCTGTAGTCGTGATAGCTGTTGCGTTAGCGGCACTTGCCCCTGCTGCTGTAGTTGCTGTAGTATCGATGGCTGTTTCTACAACTGTCAGACGAGCGTCACCGTTAAAGTCGTCGCCGTCTTCGCCTTTATCGCCGTCTTCGCCTTTATCGCCATCTGTGCCATCTACGCCATCTGTACCTGTTTCGCCCTGGATGCCCTGAGCGCCAGTGTCTCCTGTTTCACCATCTGCGCCTGCTGCGCCTTGAATGCCTTGTGCGCCATCTTCGCCATTAGTTCCGTTAGTGCCATCTGTGCCATCTGCGCCTTGAATGCCTTGTGCGCCATCTTCGCCATTAGTTCCGTTAGTGCCATTGGTTCCATCTACGCCATCTACGCCATTAGTGCCATTGGTTCCATCTACGCCATCTACGCCATTAGTGCCATTGGTTCCATCTACGCCATCTGTACCTGTTTCACCTTGAATGCCAGTATCGCCATCAGCGCCTGCTGCGCCTGTTGCGCCTGTTTCTCCCTGAATGCCTTGAATTCCCTGTGCGCCTGTTTCTCCCTGAATGCCTTGAATGCCCTGAGCGCCAGTGTCTCCTGTTACGCCTTGTGTCTGTAGTATTGCGATAGCGTCTGCGTTAGTCGCAATATCTGTTACGTTAGTCGCAATATCTGTTACGTTAGTCGCGATATTTGTTGCGTTGGTTTGAGTGTTATTATCGGCAGTAATCGCGGTGACGAAATTAAACTGGCCGAGGGTTTGCAACTGTGTGATATCGCCTGTGTTGGCTTCGATAGCGTCTGCGTTAGTCGCGATATTTGTTGCGTTGGTTTGAGTGGCGGTCGATACTATACCGACAGCAGCCATGCCGTCAGTGCGATTTGATGCGATAGCGTCTGCGTTAGTCGCAATATCTGTTACGTTAGTCGCAATATCTGTTTCAGTCTTACTGTTCAGCGTTGTCAAACGATTATTCACAAATACGATGGCGACTACGTTAGTGGCACTTGCCTCTGCTGCTGTAGTTGCGTTAGTTGTGATATCTGTTGCGTTAGTCGCGATATTTGTTGCGTTAGTCGCGATATTTGCTGCGTTAGTAGCAGCATCTTGTGCCAACGTGGATGTGGCTACGGAAGATGTTACTACTGCGATTGCGAGTGCTGATACTGATGATGCTAGATTTTTCATAGTGATTCTCTTTTTCTGCTGTGTTCTTTGTTTCTGTACTAAAATTATACACCGTGGCGACGAGGAAGTCAAGTAAAAAGTGCAACAAATAATGCTACACTTTCAATCACTTATAAAATAGTTCGGAATTAATTTATGTAAGCCACTGTTCCCATGACGGATGACGAATCTCAATAGGCATATTCTTGCGATTATCAACCAGCTGATAATATGTTGGCTCATACGGCACACGAATTGGCTTTACTGTTGTTTTATTGCTCTTGCGAGAATTACACGGTCCACATGCGCTCACGCAGTTAGTCCAGCGAGTTTTGCCTCCTAAACTAACAGGTGTTACGTGGTCCACCGTGAGATTGTGCTTGCCGAACAGGGTATTACAATACTGGCAGGTATTCATATCACGCAGATAAAGATTTGATTTACTAAACCGCGGGATACGTCCTCGGCGCATGTAATCTTTCAACATGATAACCGCGGGCACCTTTGTTTCCCAGTTTGTACTGTGAACCATCCAGTCGTCATAATAATCCAGTACTGTGCACTTATCATGGAACATGTAGAGAATCGCCTCTTTCCACTTTACAGCGGATAAGGGCAAATAACTCACTGGAGCACCATCTGCGTTTATTACGAGTGTGTCCGACAACTTCTTATTCCTTTGTTTAATCTGCTTTTTTGATTACGGGTGCTGGGACGGGAGCTTTTTTGCGGCGATAAAAGTTTGCGCCATTTGCTTCTAGTTCTTCGGTACGCTCATATTTGGGCATTTGCTTAATTTTGCCACCATTGGCCAGAAATTCTGCAATCATTGCCTGCTCTTCATCTGTGATTTTATCATACATTGTAAATTCTCCATGTTTGTAACTCAGTTATAGCACATTAATCTATGCGTGTCAAGCATTTTATGTGCCGTCTATGTTAATCCATACATCATTCTGAAATCCCTGGATTTTATTACTGTCAGTATTGTATATCAGGCTGCCGTTCGCGGCGTTTGAAGAATCTCTCGCTATGGTTGTCAATTGTGGTAAAAGAAATGGTGTAGAGGTTGCAGCCACTGTGGTACCTGATTCTACTGCTGCCTCGGCAGATGCTTCTGCTGCTGCTGTCGCTATTGATTCTGTGGTAGCATCGCCCGTACTAAAGGTGGTTAAACCAGCACTATTTTCACCAGGACAACTCACTGCCGCTGGAACAGTTCCATCACTCTTTTCATCAGCTGGACCTTGCGTTCTTGATGCCGTGAACCCAATAGTATTGCCGCAATAGTCGTATACCGGAATTTGATCCTCTACCGTAGCAATAAACGCATCATCTTTATCTAATATAGCCAATACTGCTGGTGTAACGATTAGATGAAATATATTCGCATACTCCACTACTTCATTGGTAACCGGATCAATATACTGAACCGGATATCCAGCAAGCTGGTCATATGATGATTTAAGACTTGCCGCAATACGAGTATTTTCAGCAACCGTGCCTGAACCAGGATTATGTAGGATTCCTAGTGTGGTACTACATTCGCTACTGCCGCCGCCATTAAAGGTAGGGTCAGCAAAGTCACTGCCGCCAAGACCCGAGCCCGTGCCATCATCACTGGAGGCATATGCGCCCTTTACATTTGTTTCTGCTGCGATTAATGCTTCCATCTCAGTAACGATACTAGAAATAGTGTTTACTAGCTCATTCTCGATTTCAGTCGTGACTGTGCCTGTAGAAATTTCTGGGTAATAATAAGCAATGTCGCCAAGTATGCCTGGATCTTTTGTAGTGATATCACCAGGATCAGTGATAAAGGAACCGGTGTTGAATGACCCATCAAGAGATAAACAGGTAGAGATTGACGGAAAGCCTATCTTGCTGATTAAAGCATCGCCTTTTCCTAACAGCGAACTAAACGCCTGCTCAATCATATTAGGAATAGCAATTGGATTGATTGCCGTACCACAAAAGTTAATCATGTTTGCTACATTGATGGCTTCATTTAGGATACCGTTAAGTCTTCCGATTACACTGTCGATTGACAACATATCCATAAACTTATTAAACGAATCAGAAAGAGATTGTATCGCACCACGCAGTGCTGATTGTAAGAGGTCTAATCCAAGTAACGCATTTATATTTGCCGACAAACAAATCTGAATGTTAGGCAACTTGAAGCCATGTCCGCCAAGAACACTACAAATAAGTTCTCGTAGAGTGAAACTATAATTCGCTCCTGTAACAATTTTAAGAGCATCGCTGCCTAACGCAGTAGTGCCGCTTAGGTGATGTCTTCCGTCAATATAACTATTGACATTTTGTAAACCTGCTTTGAAATCTGTAAAACTCATATTGTATCTCCGTTATCCAGCATTAACATTGCCGCTTGCGCTCGTGGCTTTTGGATTACAGTGTCCGTGTCCGCCATGTCCAATTACTCCACACAAACTATCCGGCGCAGCAGAATTATTAAGAATAATAATAGGTTTTCCGTTTGCGCGGACATTTGTTACTGATGCTCTTAGTGGTCCACCGCCATGCGAGTTGTTATCTCCCTGCAGCACAATATCACGACCATTAACGCGTACTTTGGTACTACTGGATTGTGTTACTGCTCCGCAAGCTCTCGAATCACTATTTCTATGTACACCCGGCATTTTTCAAATCCTTATTTTATATACATATTTATACATTTTGATTTAGACATAAAAATATCCGGCGGACCGGATATAATTACGTTAAAAATGTGTGTTATCTTACAGAACTAAGCCAGGCGTCGGCGGTTTGACAATACCACTGGTGGATTCGATATACGAGTCGGCGATATCTTTCATGGTTTTCGTTACGGCGAGGATATTAGACCTGTTTATTGAAATTGGTGTTGTTCCCATTGGATTGATACTCATCAGCCAGGGCACCAGCATAGCTTGTCCATTCTGGGGGTGCATGGTGAATACTAGGGGTCTGATAAGAGTAATTTCGTCGTCCGTTCTTTCTGCTAGTTTTCCAACGAGTTCTTCGCCGTTGCCCAGCTTCAATGTGACAATATCGTTGACGTTATAGTTTAAATTTGCTAATAGCATCTGTAGTCGTTTCCTTTTCTGTATTTTCTGTTATAAGTTTGCGGACCATATTAGGGTCCATCCTTGAAAGTGCTTGTCCGCCACCTTCTACTAATAATTCACCGTTGTGATAAATCTGAGGGACTGTGGTATGTCCTTCTGAAACAATGAATTCTCGTGCTTCCGGGTGTTGGACAATATTAATCTCTTCATACTCAAAGTCATTTCGAGTCAAGTATTGTTTTGCCATAACACAGAAGGGGCAGTCATCTTTGGAGTATACTGTAATCATAAACTAAATCCTAATCCTTTATTATAATTTTCGACTTCTAATGAGTTCGCGTGTCTTATTTTTAATCCCATATTCTTTCCTCTCTTCGAATGAGGCCAATTTAACTCCAACTGTTTGTGGAATGTTCCTAATGAATAGTCATTTTCCTTACAGAACTCTCGCAAGTCATTACTATATACGAATTTATTTAATCCATCAATATATAATAATTTCACATCTGCTCTGTTATAATGTTTTTTACCACGATTGGCATCGCCTATCTTCTTGGCAGTAGCTGTTCCTTTGACAATTACGCCATATCTTGGATTATTTTTTCCAGCACTCTTTTCTGATTGCTTCATTTTGGCGCTGGCAGTATGTGTGTGTCCTTTGAACCATCCACCTGCGGCTTCTTGTAATTGGTTGCGCTTTTGACGTTGCTCGTCCGCCGCTTCGCCGTATATCTCTTCGTATGTCTTTCCCTTGTGGCTAGGTGGGCGATTGTCTGAGCATATATTGGTAAGTATGCCACCAGATTCATAATCTATTCTGCCAAATTTTTGTATATAGTGAGCTTCTATCTGATAAGCAAGGGATTCATCCTCGATGTTCTGAGCATAAAATTCTATCATGGGAGTATACCCTAGCGACTGTAGTTTTCTAATTTTAGCAGTCTTTCTGGTATTACCTTCTTTTAGTAACTGGTTTTCTTGAAAATGTGATAATGCTCGGTTATCTTTTCCCTTGCCAATATAAAATGGTTGTTCAGTTCGTGGATCGATTAACGCATATACATAATACATAAGTTCAGTCTCCTTATCTTTATTTATATAAAGTGAGGTGTTATCGTATGTAATATGTTCGCATCTATAGTCATTATTTCCATAAACAAATATGTTGTATATTCTCTTGTCAAGCACCGGTGTCACGTCAATCAATCGGTCTCCTAAATCCAAAACAGAATGACTAAACGCATGATATAGCCCATGTGAATCCTTTACTATGTAATAACCACGAACTGGATTAAATTCACAATTTTTATGACACTGGAATGGCTTATCGAAGTCTCTTGGCTCTATAGAAACTTCGATAATTTCAGTCATTCCGAGAGCCTTGCCGAATTCAACACACTCTTCTATTAATGGTATCGAATACACTTAAAGACTGAAGCCCTTGAATGTATCATCGGTAACATCCTGTGTGGTGCCGCCATTCACATAACTCGTAATTTGAGTTTGTTGTGGCGCCACCTGTACATCACCACCAGCAATCCACTTTTGTGTCCACGGTAGCGGGTTACTTGTTTGTGAATATGCTTTTGGCAGACCTGCGTTGACCATACGTTTGCCAGCAATGTATTCGATGTATTCGCATAGTAGCTGCTTATTAAGACCCAGCATACTGCCGTCTTTGAACAAATATTCTGCCCAATCTTTTTCTTGGTCAACCGCATCAACAAACATTTGAATGCTTTCTGCTTCTGTTTCTTCAGCAATTTTGATAAAGTCAGCATCATCTTTTTTGAGTGTTTTTAGCAATAGTTGCGTACTGCCTAGGTGTAGATTTTCGTCACGAGCAATAAACTTAATAATCTTGGCATTGCCTTCCATCTTTTTAAGTTCAGCAAACGCCCAACTACATGCGAATGAAACGTAGAAGCGAACGCCTTCAAGAATATTAACACTCATAAGTGCCAACCATAGTTTCTTCTTGAGTTCGTATAGGTCAACTACCAGTTCTTCGCCATTGACTGTATGTGTGCCGACACCCAACAAGTTATACCAACCTGCTGCTGTGATAAGGTCGTCATAGTACTTTGAAATATCGCCAGCACAGTCAACAATCTCTGGAATGTCCATCAGTCCGTCAAAGATTTTGCTTGGATCACTATAGATATTACGAATAATATGTGTATAACTTCGTGAGTGAATAGTCTCACTAAATGTCCAAGTAATAATCCAGTTTTCAAGTTCTGGCAGTGAAACAATACTACCGAAACTTTCTGCTGGTGCTCTGCCTTGTACACTGTCTAGTAGAATTTGGCGCTTTAGATTACTAGTAAAGATATGCTTCTCGTGTTCAGTCAGCAGTTTGAAGTCCTTGCCATCACGATAGATGTCAACCTCTTCGGGGCGCCAGAAAAACCCTAATTGCTTATCCGTAAACTTATCAAAGCTAGGATACTTCATTGCGTCATAACGCTGAATAGTAACACCCCCCGACGGATCGAGGAATGCTTTATTATTCATTTGGTTGCTTTTGTTCTTTACGTTAAATACCGAACTCATTTATTATTCTCACTTTATTTCTATTTGTTAACTTATTGTATATCTATATCGGTTATTTGTCAAGAACTATATTCAGATGGTACATCCATCACAATCTTCGTCTTCCAGGTCGGCCTGTGGTAAATCGTCATGCTGCATCTTGTCAACATCTACTTCTCCGGCGCCATCATACGTATTGAAATAGTACCACTGCTTTCCCCCCATTTTATAGAACTGGAGCATATGATTCAACAGAGTGCTCATTGGAATCTTTTCATCCGTGAAGTGCTGTGGGTTATAGCTTGTATTAACACTAATGCCCTGGTCAATGTATTTTTGTAGAATTGCCATAATTTGTAGGTAGCCTTCTGGTGACTTTTGATCCCATAGTAGTTCGTATTTGTTTTTCAACTTATGGATGCCTGGTACTACCTGCTTTAGAACACCGTGCTTGCTTTGTTTAATACTAACAAGACTACGTGGTGGCTCAATGCCGTTCGTCGCATTACTAATCTGCGCACTTGTTTCTGCAGGCATAAGTGCCATTAGTGTTGAGTTACGAATGCCAGTTTCACGTAGTTGTGTGCGCAATTCTGCCCATGGCATACGCTCTACTGGTGCTACTAACTCGTCAACATCACGCTTGTATGTGTCAATAGGCAAGATGCCGTCACTATATTTTGTTTGGTCATTCCATCCACATGCGCCCTGTTCTGCTGCGAGATCGGCACTTGCTTTAATCAGATAATAACTCCATGCTTCCGCATATTCGTCAATCATCGACAGATTTGGACTAGTGTATGTCATATCATTTTTAGCCATAAAGTAAGCAAGATTGATAATACCAACACCAAGAGGACGACGACCCATCGTAGCGTTGTAGGCTGCTAGTACAGGGTAGTTTTGGTACGACAATAGTACATCAAGACCACGAACAGCAAGACGACACATGCGCTCAAAGTCACCTGGTTTTTTAACATTGCCCCAATTAATTGCACTCAGCGTACAGAGGCTGATTGCCGCGCTGTCATAGTCTTCTACCATTTCGTCAATATAGTAATATTCGTCATCTTCGTGTATGTCTATCGTGTCATCTACAATTTCATATAGCCAGTCGTCATTCATTTTTTATATCCTTTTAATTTTCTAAGATTATACATCGATAGCCCTGTTGCTTTTGATGCTTCGATCATTGATCCATATTCCACATCATCAACTATGATAGATTTCGAGAACGAATTATCTGAACCGTGGCGATTTCCGCCGGGTTTGCCCTTACTTTCCCATTCTTTATAGTTATATTCTACATTTCGATTGTTTATTATTTTTTTGCACTTATAGCCTTTGTGCTGCGGTCTATTGCCCCTAGCGACACCACTCATTGCTGAAGGATTAAGATCGTTATCTCTACAATACTCTTGCATATTTTCTCGAACTATTGTTGCGCCGCTGGGCGTTATGATTTCCCAAGTATCACTAAGCAAATGTCGCTGATCGTCGTTCATCGGAATACCTTTGTTATGCGCTGTACATCCTTTCTTTGCTTCAGATATACGCCTATAATATATCTCGGATAATATAGGGTCGTCGTGGTGTGACCAACCTCTTCCAGAATAGTTATGCAAATTATAGTATTCGCTGCTATTCGCGGCATCTACACTACAGAGAATCTCTTGTTCCTTGGAAACTGCTTCTTGTCTATTCATGCCAGAATGCAGTATTTTTCTTATATACTGATCAGGATTTTTATTGTAGAATTCGTTAAAGTAGTTACTAGACGAAACATAACCATCACATATTGTCCCGTAGTGCGAGCCAATATATTTCGTTCCGTCTATTCTTGATTCCCACATATAAATAAAGCCGCTTTTCATAATATTATTTTCCATAATATTATTTATCATTATGTACTCTGTTTGCCATTAAATCTTTCTTTCTCGAGGCTTAGAATATTATTATCATAACCTGATTTTTTATATTCTAAATATTCTTGATATTTTTCTTTTGGTACACGCACCTTTCTTCTATGGGCGCCATCATTAAGATCATTGAGTGGTTTAGTTGGAAGATTAATCTCACAGCATAGATTGCTTTGCTTGATTGGTGCTACGTCTTGTTTGAAACTGCCGTGATCATTAGAGTTGTCAACGTTTTGTAGATAAATGCGTCCAGTGTCTTTGCGCTCTGTCATAAACGAACTAAACAGATCAATCGCCTTGATTGTTTTCTTGCGAAGGCGTGTGTTGCGCTCGGCACGTTCATACAGTTCACGGAATTTGTCTTGGTCAGCAAAGAATGCTTCATATAATCCTGGCACATCGCTTGGTGAGAATAATGTAATATCACCACCTTGAATAAGACGCTCGTACATTAGTTTGTTGAACTGTACACCATAATCCATTTGACGTACACGATTATCTTCGATGCCTTTGTTATTCTTTAGAACAAGCAAGTCTTCTACTTCTAGATGCCATACTGGATAATATAGGGTCGCTGCGCCATTACGAACGCCGCCCTGTGAGCATGACCGAGTGGCTGCCTGGAACATCTTAAAGAAAGGAACACAGCCGGTATGATAAGCATCTCCCTGACGAATAGGTGATCCGATAGCACGAATGCTACCAGCGCCAATACCAATGCCAGCTTTTTGTGATACATATTTTACAATACTGCTGGTTGTTGCGTTAATACTATCAAGACTGTCACCAGTTTCGATAAGAACACAGCTACTAAACTGTCGCTGTGGTGTGCGAACTCCAGCCATAACAGGAGTTGGCAAACTGATGTCAAAGTTACTAACAGCATCATAATATTCTTTGACCCAGCGCATACGAGTATTTGCTGGATAACTACCAAATAATGTAGCCGCGATAAGCATATAAGCAGCCTGTGGTGTTTCTTTAATTTCTTTTGTTACACGATTTTGTACAAGATATTTGCCGCGCCATTGTTCCATAGCAGCATATGTAAAGTTTTCGTCTCGCTCATGTTTGACATAATCGTTTAATTCGTTCCATTCAGCTTCGGAATAAAGTTCAAGTAACTCAGGATCATAAAACTTATCAGCAACATTACGTTGTACAAGTTCGAGCAAGTGACAAGGAGTAAATGAGCCATATACCATTTTGCGCAGATGATATAAGATAAGACGACCAGCAACCCATTGGTAGTTTGGTGTTTCTTCTGAGATAAGTTCACTCGCACTCTTAATAAGTGTTTCCTGAATATCATCACTTTTGATGCCGTTGTAGAAATGCATATTACTCTTGATTTCTACTTCACTCGCACTTACACCATTAATGCCTTCGCAGGCATAAAAAACTACTTTGTGTAGTTTATCTAGGTTGATATCTTCTTTTAATCCGTCTCTCTTTGTTACTTGAATTTTGCTCATACGTTTTTGCTTTCTCTAGAATATATAATACTGTGTTCAGGGTTAGGATACCTGAAAATGATTTGAAATTTTATTTGTTAACTATATCTTGAATATCGACTCGATAAGATGTCAAACATTCGGTAGTGTTGGGTAAGTTACTTATCTCGCCGTGCTCATAGTTAAGCAAGTGTTTATTGTCTATTAGAACACATAATGTCTGAAAACTTTTAACCGTATTCGTCATGTATAATAACTCGTTGGGGATATCTCTGTTAGCATAATAGATTGTATAACTCATGCCCAAAGCCAGACTATTTTCACAAAAGTCACCCTGATGTAACATTTCCCACGGTGTGGGCCAGTAAACTGAATTAACGGGGTCAATAACAGCATTGACTAGCGGTGCGCTTTCCCACCAATTAACAACAGTCTTACAAACTTCTGATGTATCCTCGCAATCCAAACTTCTGCGGAATTCTCTCCACATACTTAATCGCTTACTTGGAGACTCGAACCAGGCGGTATTTTTATTATTGCTCATTGTTCATATTTATATTCGATTATACACGATAAAACTGGGCAACTTTGTTTGCCCAGCTGTCAGCCCAATGCTTAAATTCTTCTTCTGCTACTTCAAATAACTGAAATTCGCATTCGCCACTACACATAAAGATGGCAATATTTTCGATCTTAGTCTCGTACAACTCATTATGTGCTAACGCATATGCTGCGCCTTGCATAAAATAGTCGTCGATCCATTCACGTTTCTTAGGCTTGTTTGTTTGCTTAAAATCCATAATTGTTTGTTTACCCTTGTACATACCGACAAGGTCAGTGGTACCAGCATATAGCTGTGGCATACAAAGCATAACCTCAGTGCCCCATATTTCATCAATAGTAGGCTCAATATTACGGATAACCTCAGCAGCCATAGCTTTGGCTTGCTGATGGACCATATTGTTACCTGGATTATATGTTTCGTACTCGCCTAGGCACCAGTGTTCTAAAATATTGTGCATTACAGTGCCGCGATTGCCGGCACTTGTGGTAATACGCTGAGCTTCTTCAACACCAACTCGCTTTCGCCAATTCTGTAGAGTCTTGCGCTTTTCTTCTGACTGAGTAGCACTGAGAATGGTAGTGACACTTGGCACCGGATCGCCCCAAGGGTTCTCGTAAAGGCGTTTGCCGTCTACTTCTTTGCGTTTCAATTCCTTATAGGGGAATGGAGCTTTAAGTTCTACCATGATTTCTCTTCTTTTCTATTAGATTCTATTATTAATATTAATATACACCATGTCATCACGAATGTCAAGCATTATCTTGATAAATAAAAGTGTAGTTCACGAGACAGCAATCTCCAACTACTCTAATGCTTAAAAGGAGCAATCAGCATGAATATTTATCCCTCTTATACCTATCATATTTCCTGGACAAAGCAGGACAAACACTATTATGGTGTTCGTGTAGCGAATCAGTGTTCGCCAGAAAAGGACTTATGGATAGAGTATCATACTTCATCCAATATTGTCAAGTCATTTCGTGAAGAATACGGCGAACCAGATATCATTCGTGTAGACCAGACATTTGACACAAGAGAATCAGCCACAGAATATGAGATTCAATTCCTGACAGAGAACGATTGCGTGTTCTCGCCCGAATGGCTAAATATGGCAGCGTTTCCGCTGTTTGATAATCGCGGCAAAAATCATTACCTGTATGGAAAAACTCCTTCCGAAGAAACCAAAAGAAAACAGTCTGAGTCGATGAAGGGCGAAAATCATCCCATGTATGGAAAAACTCGTTCCGAAGAATCCAAAAGAAAACAGTCTGAGTCGAATAAGGGAGAAAATAATCCCATGTATGGAAAAACTCGTTCCGAGGAATCTAAAAGA